AGATAATCTATCTCGTCTTGATACTTACCTTTTGATATGATCTTGGCATTTGCCTCACTATGTTTAAGTATTAGACATCTCACAACAAGATTACTTAACTGATTTTTATCCATAAGTTTTTTAGTTGTAGTTACCTTATTGACAGCGCCAAACAATCCTTCTAATACTAACTTATGTGTATGGGCGCCATCTAAAGTACCTGTAAGACCTATACGATATTTACAATCAAGTAGTTTAGTCATAATCTCTGTCAATGATTTAGATTTAAATAGATGTGCCTCATCGCCAAAGACACAACCAAACTGTTTAAAGTATTCTTTTGGCAACTTATATAGACTCTGCCATGTTGATATTAATACTTTCTTGTCTGTTTGATTTGAATATCCACTATACAATCTATGGCAATATTTCTTTACATTCCATCCATATGACTCGAAATCGGTATACATTTGTTCTACTAATGATGTTGTTGGCACAATCAATAGTACTCGATTGTTATTACTTTCCTTAATTAGGTGAGTGTAGTATCGTATTAAAGAATATATGATGAATGACTTACCAGACGCCGTAGGACTTACCAAAAGCGTCCTATTGCGTTTTAAACTATGATATATTGCGTCTATCTGATAATCTCTCGCCTCAAATTTTTGTCCAAGACTATTAGAAAACTTAGTGACAACATCTTTATCAACCTTGTTATCTATGTCTATGTCTTTACCGGCCACTATATTGTAACCTCGTTCTTCGGCAAATGCTTTGATATATGGATACAGGCCAAAGTAAATTTCTTTGGTTTTCTGTGAGAATAATCTTATCTTACCATCCCACATACGAGTACGAAATGCCGGCATAAATTTATATCCTGGCACATAGAAAGTAAAGAATTCAGATATCTCTCGCTGTACGCCAGAGTCGCAGTCTATCGTAATGTAAACTTCGTTTTTCTTTTCTATGATGATGAGATTAGAATTGTCCCGATTGATATTCGTGGTGTTCACCTACTTGTCCCTTTACCTGTACATTAAAAGAAATACTTATACGATCTCTTTTAGACTTATTTATTGGGACCCAATGTAGTAACCACGAAGGAAATAGTATTAGTCTGTTTTGATTTGAGGGGTAGGATAGTAAGTTTGAATTTTCTTGTGTCTTCGTTTTCTTTCTAGGTACTAGTACATCTGCTGCTGGTCTTGGGTCCTGAAAAATAATACCAGTTTCAGCATCGGAGTTTACATAAAAAACTCCACTTAAAAAATTGTTTGAATGAGTGTGTGGTGGGTGATTCTCGCCATGTTTTAATATAGTTGCCCACATATCTGTAATTTCTAATTCATCTGCTTTATAATTTAACTTGTCAAAAATTTCAAAGCATGTCTTTGCTATATCTGTTGCAAACCATTTAAAAGGTTCAATCTTCTCTAAATGAGGTCCTGATTGCCAAGTGTTATTGTGTGTTCTTTTACTATACATTGAAAGCAATTCTTCTTCCATAGAAGGCAATCTTTGAGGTGCAAGAAAATTATCTTTTATAAAGATGTTTGTAGAAAATACTTTTTGATGTTCCATTATATTGCACCACTAGTAAACTTCTTCCATTCAATAGCGTTTTTGATTAAGAATGTTCGATTGTTTATACTTCTTAAAACTTGTTCAAGATATTTAACTATTTGATTTAGATAGGCAACCTTTTGATCTGCCTTCTGTAAATCAGGATCAGAATCCATATAGATATGTACATCTGCCTTTAATACTTTTATGTCAAAAGGTCTTTGTTGATATACATGAGGATCTGCCTTACCTGTATAGTATTCCCACTTATCTCTTGTCATAGTCTTATGATCGTATTCAGATTTCTTTAGTAGTAGAGAAAACTTGTTAAAGTGTTGTAAATATTTGTTATGTAATAAAGGTATCTTAATTGATTCAGCGTCTAATTCTGTATCATCTAATTTAAAATCTTTATTAACTGATTGTTGTAATTCTTCTAATGTCATATGTATATTGTATCACCTTTTTTGCTAATTGTAAAGCATTTGAGCCATTTCTTTTTGTGTTATATATTTTAAATTAGAACAAGCAGACCATTCTTTTATTGGCATATCTGTTTTTGTTTTGGCACCTTTATTTACTTTATAAAATTGTGTATTAGGAAACTTATTAAATGTATTCTTATGTTGTAATATCCAATTGAATACCTCATCTTTGTTATTTGGGTCTAGGGCTGTAGCATCTTTTTTACCATAACCTTTTGTACCTGCATATATGTTATTAACTTTTTCCGTATCAGAATATAGATCATGGCCTACAATATAGACCTCTTTGGCACCTAACTCACAAGCAAGATATACCGATCTACCACCTGTTGAATATGCAAAACCATCTACATCTGGTTCAATATCTATTATTTTATCTTCTTTTGAAATGCCTGTAATATAAGTTATGCCTAAATTATGTCCCTTTGTAAGTGTGAATACACCATCGGCACCATGATAAACAACTTCTTTACTATCATTCCAAACAATATCAGTTTTGTCTGCCATTGTTTTCATCATTTCTTTTGCAACAAATATCGGAACAGGTGTCCAGTACCCTAGATATACTTTCATATCTTTGAGATTTGCATTACGATATATCTGGTGTGATACTCTCGAATCTAATGCTACTAATATATCAGGCGTGAAGTCACGATAGATAGCATTACAACCTATTACAGTTGCATAGTCTTTCATTTTTTTGAGGTCTAGACCTTGTCTTGATTGCCCATTACCTAAGCAGACGGCCGTATCGATCCATGTTAAAGTATTCATCAAAAGTCATCCTATATTGTTTTGTACTATGAAGAAGATATTTGTACAATATCATAATACATATAATTAAAACTTGCTTGTGCTTGCAAATAATCAACATCACTTGCCTTGATATCATAAGATAATGCCCCTAAAGATGTAGGATAAACATTTTGAAATCTTATCTCGGTTTTGGCAATGTTCTTACTATTTAAAACTGTAAGTGTAGCGTCTGAGTATATACCACCCTCTGAAAGAGGTTGTTTAATAGATGTTCCTGTTGCAGCAGTACTTGATGTTGAACCAGGAAATCTATCAGCACCTGTTCCTAATAAATCTGAAAATTGTTCATAATCTTGTGGAAAACCTAGACCTGTGATCCAGTCGTGTATCTCTTTATAGTTATTTAAATTTTCATCAACTAGAAACGATACATCTAAACTCGAATAGCTTACTTTATCGCCAGGCATTGAAATTTCTTTTAGAGGTGTAGACATAGTTGTTTCACCTAATGATATGCCAGGTATGTTTGCTGTTTGTACAGTAAACTCAACCAACGGAAGTTTAGTTATTTTAAACCTAAACTGAATCGGACTTGCATAGTCTAATTTAACAGGTGTTCTATCTATAATGTTGTTTGTAGTCATACTACTATTTATAATGGATTTTTAAAGTAAAAAAAAGGGGACCGAAGCCCCCTTTTTTCATAATCGGTATTAACCAATATTACATAATGTTAGTAACTTTAACACGTCTGTAATAAATGTTTGTGTCATCTGAACCAACAGCACCAGAGTTATCTAAAACACCAGTACCTCTAGTTGTAGCAAATGGGTTCTGAACCATACCATATCTAGTCTTGAATCCAATTTTTGGTTGGAAACTGTCTTGTCCAACTGCTCTCACCATTTGTAGTGGAACATATGGGCAATAGAATATACCAGAATCGTAAGGTGAAGTACCTTTGTAACCTACAACATAGAATTGTGAAGCAGAAATGTTTGCACTATATGGATCGATGTAAACTTTAAATTTACCATTCAATACACCAGCGAAAGTATTTCCTGTGTCATCAACATTTAGGTTAGTAGCAAGAGCAGGAGCGTAATCTAATACACCTGACATCTGAAGTGCAGAAGCAACATCAGCTGAACAGATAATCATATTACCTTTTCCTCTTCTTGTTAGTTGACCAATCGCATTAGCATCTCTTTCAAGTTGGAATAATAGTCCTTTGAATTTCTCAACTGACCATCTACCATTTGAGTCTGTGTCTAAGTCAAATATACCAGCAGTAGTAACATTAACTTGAGCACCCGCTCTTGCGTGTCCGTAGATTGTTCTAACAACTTCTCTATTGATTTCCGCAAGGATTTCAGAAGAAAGAATGTTAGCAAGTTCCGTTTCAGCGTCTAAACCGTGGATTGCTTTTAAGTCTTGAGCAAGTTCCATAGTGTATTCAGCTTTAAGAGCTCTTGATTTAGCAGTCACAGTAACTTTATCGATTGAGAAAGCCATTTCAGCAAACTCTTCCGTTCCGTCACCTAGTGTTTCTGCATTAGCAGTACTCATTCCAGAACCAGTAGTGTAATCACCTGCAGATGGACTGTCGTTCAAAGTTGCAGGGTTAGTACCAGCTTGTACATCTGGTGAACCAACTGGAGTTCCAACTGATCTAGCAGAAAAATCTGAATCAGCTTCGTTGAATAGTGCTTCAGCACCTGCTTGTGTTCCAAATCTTGATTTCATAGCGAAAATCAAACCAGTTGGACCAGTCATAGGTTGAACACCACATATGTCATAAGCAATAAGGTTAGGCATTGCTCTTCTAACAAGTGATATTAAAACAGGATCCCAATTGTCAATACTTGAACCAGTTGCGTTAACCGGTGCAGCTTCTGACATAAATGATCTGTCTTCTCTAACTGATTTTTCTTGGTTTTCAAGAATAACAGTTGTCACAGCTCTTTTGTACGAATCCTCGATTTTTGGTAAATCTGGATGTTCCAATACTGGCTGCCATTTGTCTTGTAAGTTTTCAGTAAGATACATTTTTATCTCTCCTAATAGTTATTAATTAATTAAAGCTTTACAGCTTTAAGGTTTTTAGTAATAGCGGCTGTATATGCAGCCATAGCATCGGATTTGCCACTAGTGAAATCACTAGGAGCGTTAGCC